CCTCATCATCAGTGTCCACAATTGTCTTCTCAGTCTTGAACGAAACGAAGTCTTTTATGTCTGAAAAGGCTATTTTGGCATATTCCGCAACAACTCTTTCGACCGTTGCCATGTTCCTATATTTAATCTCATCTTGTAATTGTTCAAGCCTTTCACATATCTTGACGTTAGCCGCCAATTCACAAGCTTTCTCATCTATGGATTTATCTGTCATATTCTCAGCATCATAAGCCGCCTTATATGCTTGCCTTTGAGTCAATCCTCTAAATAAACCCTGTACATAGTTTTCCTGTTTAACCGTAAGCTTGAAAGCCATACTTAATCACCTTCCATCTAATCTAAAATATCTACTTCCTCGATCAATTCTTTCAATGCCTCAATTTTAGCATTAACCTTGATTAACTTCTCGTGCTTCTCAATCGTCATAGTAGGTATAAGACGGAGCCAATCGAGTACCATATTTTCTTGCTCTATCTTCCCGTTTATTATCTTTTTCATTTTGTTCGCGCTAACTTTTTCTATAGCCATCTTCTGAGCTTTCATATCTGTATATTCCTTACTCTCATAATCCATATCCATCAGTCATCCCTCCTTAATACCCCACCATAATCCCTACAATGCTATTCTAAGCCCACTAATAAGCAATTCAATACATTCCACTCAATAACTTAATAGCACCCTTAAAACATTACTTCTATATATGCCAAACCAAACTCAAAACAAATTTAAAATAATCCCTAAATACCTCTTGACATACTAGCCAACTAGCTATATACTATGGATAAGATCAAGAACCGAAAGCATCCTCTACCAACTCAGCCAAACGAAAGCGTCCCTCAGTCGAGTGATGATCTGAGACAGCCAAGCGAAGCAGGAGTTGGAACGATGCGGAAGGTTCAATTAAGAAGGAGATGTAGAAGATGACACTAGACAAAATTAAGCTGTACGTCCACGAACATGTTATCGGTACTATTGATAATTGCGTTGAATTCAAGGACATCGAAACCTTGGAGAGATGGTTGGTTGACTGCAAAAGGGAGATCCAAAGAAGAGAAGAAGCTAAAGAAAACACATTTCCCCTGTACTATGAAAAAGCATATCTCGAAATGGTGTTAAACTAGAGAGCTTTTGATCTAGCCTCTACATCCTTTAAGTAGGGTGCAGAAGTAATACCACAAGGTCAGCCGGGGACCTATTGCCCGGCGAAGGAGGAAACCCAATGCAAGTAGTCCTAAACACCAAAATATCCCTAGAACTAAGACAACAATTAGACCAGCACTCCAAGGACACCAACAAGGCAATGGCTAAGATAGTAGCAGAGGCACTAGAAGCATACTTCAAGGCTCTCAAATAGAGAGTCTTGCCCTTGCCCTAAGCTCACCGATTAACATTGCATTACAACGCTAATTACTAAGCTCAAGCATCCTAAATAAACTTGAAAAAGTAGTTGACAATCAAAACATGATTATGTTACAATAAATCAAGATCAAGTTTGAAGGTAGTAAATAACCCGACAGGCTACAAAGGGAGCCGGGGAAAAGGAGTTTTAAAAATGAAACTAATCATTACATCCACGCTGACCAGTGCAACCCAAACAGTAAATCTGTACCTTGTCGATGAAAACGGAAGTAGCCCATGTTTTGGAGTAGACGAAACCATCACTATCGAGGCTGAGAACTACATGGCACTTGAGCAGAAAATAGCCGAAGCTAAGGAAGATTTTGCTCACCACTTAGTGGCCAACGAAGGATTTTATTGGGGCGAAAAGGTTGGTTACGCCGTCGGGAAAAACGGGATAGACTACGAAGTTATGGCCGACATCTGATACAGCCCGTCAGCTCGTAAGGAGCGGGGTAAGAAGGAGTTTTTAAAATGACAAGCTTTAATTTTTCGGGATCTAACAAGACTAGCTTTTGTAAAATAGAGGGTCCTCACGCTCCACATATCATCGATTCGTATAAAACGGTTTGCCATGGCACTCTGGATGAGTTTTGCACAGGTCGCAGCGGGAATGGTATCACAATCACGATAGACTCGGTGCGTCCTGGTAGTGCAGAATATCCCGCAACGGCGCGTGGTAACATTACTACCCACGGAGGATATCGACCCGGCTCAGGCCGCAAACCCTCCGGCCGCACTCGCCGAACATTCCATCTCACCGATAATGAGCACGCAAAACTAAAAGAGCTACTCGATCAAATGAGGGCTACTAAATCTAGCGAAGAAAACGAAAGAAGGAATTAAAATGAAGATTATCTCAGGCCAGCCAGTCGCAGAGGGAGTGCACGAAGGTCATTGGTGGTATCAAAACAGATTTCCGAATAGCCCTATGTTTGTCTGGCGCAACTTCGGAACATTCCGCAAGCACTACGCTAAATAATCCTAAAGCTAAGCCGGGCTAAATCGGCGTAAGGAGGATAACACATGTTTAATAGCCAGGAACACAGAACCGCTTTCCTATCCCTTTGTCCAGGTAAGTTGCTGAACGATACAGAATGGGTTGGACCAATCTTTATCCTCACATCTGACAATGAGCTACGAAGAAAAACCGCAAACCGTATCAACTCTAAAAAGCGTGAGATCAACTGGGAAGATATTTTAGATACAGACTTTGGCGGTGGTCACTATGCAATTATATATTGGGCCTTCGCTCTATGGGCTGGAAACTCATGGCGAATAGATAAAGAAGGAGGATACTGCGAGCCTATTGATACTATGAGCAGAGCCTATTCCATGGACGAAACTCTTCGCCGAACCGCGATAACAGCCCTCGAATTACGATGGGGAATTAAAGTTTTAGGGAATTCTTAGAAATAGGGCTCCTTTTTTATCCCGGATCAACCCAAACCCCTTTATTATGCCTCATAGTTTTATCAATCGCATTAAACATCTTACTATCCGCAAAATCAACAAGCCTAACGCAATTCCTAGGAGGCTTATCCTTATCGGGACAATGCTTCTGCCTAGTGCATAATTTACAATCCACGATAAGTCACATCCCCTAAATAGAAAAGACGCTCCGAGCCACATTATAGGCCGAGAGCGTCTTTATTTATGATATTGTCATTATGCGATATTATTATTTTATCAGATTACCATACCCTTAACTTATAATATTGTAATAATAAAACAGTAACTATGCTACTTCCTGTAATATAGATACCTCTGAAGCAACGGACCTAGTATCTCCCACAAAACCTCCAATGCCTCTTTGTTTATCTTTCCAAGCATCCCGGCTGTGATATATACTCTTCCAACATTATGACGCTCATTAAAGATAATCTCAATATTCCTCCATGTTTCTGATTCAAAATACTTCGACTCAATGACCGTCCTTTGCTCCCTGGTCAATGCCTTTAGTGCCTCGTCAATCTGTTCTATCTCTACCGTTTTATAACGCACCCTTGATTTATCCTCGTCAATCCATTCCTGCACCAACTCGGCAGTAACTTCCCTCTGCGCTGCAATGTGCTCCGTAGGTGACGTTGTGGTAGTCGCATGAGGCATTCCCTCAACCCGGCTCACACTATTCTCAAACATCCAGAGTTCTCCACTTTTCAAAGCATCCTGCCATACTGCTATTCTCTGTGATGCTGTAGTTATTTCTGCCTTATGTTTTTTGTAGAGTTTGAGACGTTCTTCTAGTATGTTTTGTGACTCTTTTATCATTGCCATGGTTAACCCTCCTTAGTAACCGTCATAGCCATCAAGAAGGGTTTATGGACCTCATGCCCAAAAAGTATCACATTAGCGGCATTAGATAGCCTCTTGTTTCCCTCGTTAGGAACTAGGCAAGTAGTACAGAACATATTTCCTTGATCCTCAGTTTTCTCTTTCAGGAAAAAACTAGCTAGTACCTGAATACCGTTGACCTTGCAAATCTCTATTATCTTTGACATTAACGGAGCTATTTGCTCGTCATAGATTTGTTCTTTATCGTACATATTTATCTCCCCTTCCTACCCCTTATAAATTCCAGTATCCTCACCCTTTTGCACCCTGTAAATACTGTTGCTGTACGGGTCCAATATCATCACATCGCCACCGAATATTAGTTTAAGGATGTCACTCAACTTCATGTGTAGTTTTATATTCATCGTTTTCCTCCTGTAGCTTTCTAATAATCCAATCAATCAAAATGCAATCCTCAACTTTATTACAAGCATCTTTTTGTTCTGATCCACAATCAGGGCAACAAAAAACCCAAGCGGCGTTAAGTAGGAAATTTAGTTGTCCTTTTGATAAATTCACCTATTTACCATCCTTCCTCAACCCCAACCCCATGTCCTCCAACTTATTACTAACTTCCTGACATGTTGACCTAACGGAGTTTCTTATCCCGGCCAATTCCTGCCAGGATAGTTTTGTCAAATCGCCAACAGTGGCGATTCCACCTTTTCTAAGTGTGTGGAAAGTGCGTGCCGTAAACCCGCAATCGATGATCTTTACCGTCAAATCCGTATTATACCTCTTGTCCAACTTTGCCCTAATTTTATCCATTAGCATTAGCAGTTCCCTCCTTCTAAAACCTTAGCCAGCACATTTGCCATTGCTCCGTTTTCCTTCTGCAACTTAACCCCTACTAAAATGTGGCTGTAATCCGATATTTTGCGTAAGTCCTGCAAGTTCTGAGTCTGCTTAAATCGTGCAGCATACTTGATTATATTCGATAGGCAAAAATCCTCCGCAAGCCCCTTGGATATTATCAAGTCAATGGGCTCCACCCCGTCAACCGCTTTATAGTGTGCGCTACCATCTGTAAGGCAGAATTCTTTTCCTTGTTCCCGAATTTCATAGATAGTTTTCATCTTTTTATTCCTCCAACTCTTTCCACCCAATTGTTTCACTCAGAATCCCGGCAAATGTTCTTTTTATTATTTTTTCGGTCTGCATTCTCCCACTTTTTAAGCTCAGTCCCTTGTTGTTTGGGCATTGCAACTCTCTTATCTGCCCGTATTGGCGACATACTGCAGGTCTGAAGTGATAGACCGAACATCGCTTAGTGTCCGTGTCGAGCAAGATGCAGGTTAATGGTTCCCTATATTGCCTTTTAAGCCTATCTATCGTCTCCACGGACATTGCTTTAATTGCGGATTTCAGGGTTTCGAGTTGAGATCTAAGCAAATATAGTGGACCACAACAATCTCCACACTGCTTGCAGTTGAATTGTTTACTCAATCTAATTCCTCCCTGTTGATCCAAATCCGTCCGCTCCTCGTTCGCTCTCTCCCAGTTCATCAACCTGTACAAACTCAGTCTGCAAATACGGCACCACCACTAGTTGGGCTACCCGCTCTTTTGGGTTAATGACCACATAATTCGAGTCGAGAGGATTAAACACATTCATGAACATTTCTCCAGTAAATCCAGCGTCAATAGTTCCTGTGATAACAAGTTTCCCCTCGGATGATGCTCCAGACCTTGGCTGTATTAGCCCGACATACCCATCGGGAATGGATACACCGATTCCCGAGGGTATTTTAAGCATGTGTCCAGGATGCAGTAATACGGATGATTCTATCCTTGCTCGTAGGTCTGCCCCTGCATCTTTGGAGTGTTTGCGGTATGGGAGAAATATGGGGTCTGTGGTGTTCATTAGCTTAGTTGGGATAGTTGTTAACTTGGGTTCCCACTTCGGAAAACCATAGTGTTTATTACATACCCCACAAGTCTCTTCATATTGATTGTATACATGTTTGCAACTAGTGCAGTTTTTCACTTCTCATCTTCCTCCCATTATTGCGCTATTTTTGTGTTGCTTTAGTTCTCTTTTTCACTTTTGGATTCTTAATGGCATCGATAGCCTCTTCCCTGAATACAGGTAAAGCGTCTACTAGTCCAAGGTATCCCCTACCGAATTGGCAAAGAGCATATGCGTCAGTCTGGTCCGTAGTAGGGAAATCCTTACCCCATGACTTTAGGACTCCAATTGCCATAGCTACCTTATCCCCCATTCCCTTACCTGTCGTGTATTTTTTCAGAGAAGTCGGAGCAATATCTATAAATGGTATTTTTTGTTCATATAGCATTAGCCGTATCACGCCTCCTAGTTCTCCGAGTTCCTCCCTGCCATTTTTGCTACCATACGAATATCCCTCGATAAACACCGTTATTGCTTTGTCTATTGCATTGTGGTTGTGGCAGCACTTTTCTACTAACTTATTTTTGATGTCCTGCAGCCTTTTTACTCCATTAAACCTTGAATTAACGGCATATGTCTCTAGTAATTCGCCCTGCTTACTCATGACGCACAGGCCAGTAGAAGTTAACGAGGGATCAATGCCAATTATAATCATATCTTACCACCTAAAAGTTCAGGGTTCTCGAACACGTTTCCGATTACTTCGATTTTCCAATCTCTATCCACAGGAATCTCTATTAATCCGTTTGGCGCATCATTGCATTTTGTTTCAGCAACATAACGTGTGTACTTTGTGTTGAATCCGATAACATATTTCGGAAAGTAGTAGGACTTAGTCCTAATATTAACCACATCACCCTCGTATACCTCCTGCCCCTCCGGATACTCATCGGTTCGCTTGTTGTCGCGTAGGCCCGTGAATTGCATCAAGTGACCATCTTTTAGGTATTGACACCTAGTGGCTCCATTTTCTACAACTACTTTATTAGCTGAATATATACATGGATTTTTATCGTATGTGGTATTAAGTCCTATGAGATTCATGTTTTCGTACATTTTATTTTCGATATTGCTGTAAAATCTGAATTTAATCTCTCTTCCACTCATCGAACTTAATTCCCCTCAACTTTCACCAACACTTCATTTCTCCTACCCTGTATCTCCATCCATTTGTCGTATAGCGATTGCGTAAACCTTGGTAAACCATTCACCCATGCACTGTTATCCATAAGTAATTCAGCTTCCCATTCTTCGTATAGCTTTAGTATTTCGTACATTTCAGGAGCAGCCGCAATAAGATTGGCATTGCATTTAGTCATCTCAATCCACCATTTTTGTGGAAATTGAACCCATGGTTCATATCCGATCAAGGGCTTAGGTTCTCCAACAGGAGTAATGGAAGTGCCTTCAGGAACTGTCCATATTACGCTTCCCTCATCATTAGACCTATATTTCTTTAATTCAGGTATCGCAGCCCTTATTTCCCATCCGGCACCAGGTGAATTATTTACCATCCATGGACCAGGCGTAAATTTAAACTCTCTCATCTCAACATCCCCCTCATATCTTCGTTATCCCCATCCACTGATGGCATTTTCCAACCCCAACTACCCCTGCACTCTCAACAACCTTCCGAATATTCTCATCCAGTTCGCAATCCTTCATGTACCTCCTACCGCTCCGAATATTACCCTTTCCTCCCAAAGTCATCCTGTAGTCCGCAATGGTTGTCCGACTTATGCCCAAATGATAAGCAAGTCTTGATACGTTGCCAAACTTTTCTATTTCCTTTTCGAGATCCGTGAGCGTGGAGTAGAGGGTTTTTAGTCTGTTTGTTTTTGTGTTTTTCAATGTCGGCCTCCTCTGTTTTAGAATATAATCAAGAAGTATGGGAAGCCCGATAAGTAAGGGTTTCCCTTCTTCTTTGTGTATAATTTAGAACAATTCTAAAAAGGAATTTCCGAGTCTATACTGACCTCTGTTCCATACGAAGGATTTCCGCTTGTTGCGTTGTTATTTCCTTGTTCTGCATTCTTAGGACTCAAAAATTCAACTTCGTCAGCAATCACATCGCTAGAATACTTCTTATTTCCATCTTTGTCGGTGTACGAGCTAACTTGGAGCGATCCACTTACTGCGGCCTTATTTCCTTTCGCCAATGCGTTTGCACATAGCTCCGCGAGTTGCTTAAAGCACTTTATTTGGATAAAATCGGTTTCCTTTTCACCTTGGGAGTTTTTAAATCTCCGACCAACCGCTAATGTAAATGTCGCAATTGCGGTCCCTGAAGTTGCATAGCGTAATTCACAATCTCTTACTAAATTTCCTATTAATGTAATTTTATTCATACTATCTTCCTCCTAAAATTTGATCTAACCTCGCCTGAATATCTTCCTCAACCTGCCTTATCCCCTGTTGTTTAATTGCCCCAATGTAATAAGCAACGTGTAACCACATCTGGTCAGGTGTTTCAGTCCTTACGTACTCAGAATTCCACTCCGGTTCCTGTTCAGCCAATCCTCCGAGATCATC